TGAAACAATCGCTTTAGCATTTGCGATCACAGAAGAAGCTATCGAAGACAATCTTTACGATAGACTTGCTTCTAGATACACAAAAGCATTAGCGAGATCGATGGCAAACACTAAGCAAGTGAAAGCTGCGAATGTATTAAACAATGCATTCAGCACTTCATTTCCTGGTGGTGATGGTAAGCCGTTATTAGCGGATGACCACCCAACGATAGCTGGTACTTTCAGAAATGAGTTATCAACATCAGCTGACCTTAACGAAACATCGTTAGAGCAGTCTTTGATCGACATTAACGCATTTACTGATGAGAGAGGCCTAAAAGTTGCAGCAAGAGGAGTAAAAATGATTATTCCTTCTGAGCTTCAATTTACTGCTGAGAGATTGATGAAATCTCAAGGTAGAACGGCTACAGCTGACAATGATTTAAACGCAATCGCGTCTATGGGAATGATCCCACAAGGTTATGTAGTAAACAACTACTTAACTGACACTGATGCGTTCTTTATCAAAACAGACGTACCTAACGGTATGAAAATGTTTGTCAGAAGTCCAATCAAAACAGCTATGGAAGGTGACTTCGATACTGGTAACGTAAGATACAAAGCTAGAGAGAGATATTCTTTCGGATTCTCAGACCCTAGAGGTATGTTCGGCTCACCAGGTGCGTAATCACTTGATTAACTGAATAATTAAGGGCGATCCTTGTGGTCGCCCTTTTTTTATGATAGAAAGATAAGACCCATGAAAAACTTCCGCGTACAAATCAGAGCATACGGCTATTATGCTGATTTCAATTTATTATCTGAAGACGATGATAAAGCTTTTGAAAATGCACTAGTTGACAAGCTAGGACAAAATGATATAGTATGGGAAAAAAATGGATTTATTAGTAAGTCCAAAATATGGTTAACCTATGAGGAGGTTATAGATGCAAACTCACATCAGAGATCTTTACAAAGCGAAGAGAGGTCTCGAGACAGAGTGGGCGGTACAGCAACGGGATAATCAGAGATATACTCTGGATATGGTCCGGATTGATAACAAGATAAGAGATGTTGTTAATCAAATTAAGTTAGAAGAAGCTAAATTAGCTAATCTAACTAATAAGATCGAAGATGCTGCACCCAGCGTTTCAGTAGCTACGTAAACAAAAGCTACATCGTTGAAATACGTAACTTCACTACAGGATCTCTTGCACTTCATACAAAACTAAGTTATAAAATCCTTACTATACAATTAATTAGAACATAGACGCGGTATAGTCGACGGCCTAGAGACTATGTTCGGAAACTAGGAGGATATAATTATGGCAAATACAACGTTTAATGGTCCGGTACGTTCGGAGAACGGATTCGAATCAATAACAAAAAACGCAACAACTGGTGCAGTAACATCTAACGCATCTTACGGAAAAGCTATTAGAGGTGGTGTTCAATCTCTATCAGGCGCAGGTGCAGTTGATCTAACTAATCTAATAACTGAGGTAACTACTACTGGAGCTGATGCATTAACTTTAGCTGACGGTACAACTTCAGGGCAAATTAAAATCATTAACATGATTGTTGACGGTGGAGATGGAACTTTAACTCCAACTACTTTTGCAAACGGAACTACAATTACGTTTGACGCAGTAGGTGAGTCAGCTACTTTAGTTTGGAACAGCACTGTTGGTTGGGTTGCAACTTCAACAGTTGGTGCAACAATAGCGTAATAGTTAATTATCTTGGTGGGAAACTTCGAGACTTTTTGATCTTGATACCCACCAAGACCAATAAGGAGATAAAATATGAAATCAGATGTAAAAGCAGTAAGAGTTACAGGAGCTGGCACAGTGTTCGCAGGTAGAACAAGATTAAGAGGATTAATTGTTGTTAGCGACGGCGGTGGATCTGCTGGAGGAATAACTTTGCAAGATAACACAAGTAGCACAACTTTGTTTCAAGCAGATGTTGCTAATGGAGATGTTTTTTCTTTTAACATTCCAGAAGATGGCGTGGTTTTTCCAGGCGGAATAAAAGTATCTGCAATACCAAACGTAACAGCAGCGACGTTATTAATAGACAAGTAGGAGGTTAGATGGCTAACACTACTTCGGGTACAACAACTTTTGATAAAACATTTGCTATCGATGAGATAATCGAAGAAGCTTATGAGAGAATAGGAATGCAAGGCGTATCTGGTAATCAGTTACGTATGGCAAGAAGATCTCTCAATATTATGTTTCAAGAGTGGGGTAATAGAGGACTTCACTATTGGCAAATAGGTAACAATGATATTACGTTAGTTAGTGGTCAAGCAGTATATACCATGTTTAGATCAACAGGTGATGGCACTTCTGATGCTACAGCTATCTATGGTGTAGACGATGTTTTAGAAGCAGTTTACAGAAACTCTTCAAATGTTGACTCACCTCTTACAAAAATTAATAGATCTACATATCAAGCTCTTTCTAACAAAACTTCAACAGGTCAACCATCACAATATTATGTACAAAGATTTATTGATAAAGTTACTATCACTTTGTATTTAACACCAGGCTCTTCTGAAGCTGGTAATAAACTTAATTTTTATTTTGTTAAAAGAATACAAGACGTAGGTAGTTATACTAATGCAACGGATGTTCCGTATAGATTTGTTCCATGTATGGCATCAGGTTTAGCTTATTATTTATCACAAAAATTTAAACCAGAATTAACTCAAAATATGAAACTATTATATGAAGATGAACTGCAAAGAGCATTAGCTGAAGATGGTTCTTCTTCAAGTTCATATATAACCCCAAAAACTTATTATCCAAATGTCTAATTTTTCAAAAGGTAAACACGCACAATTTATATCAGACAGATCTGGTATGGCTTTTCCATATAAAGAAATGGTTAAAGAGTGGAACGGTGCTAGAGTTCACACATCAGAGTTTGAACCAAAGCAACCACAACTACAACCAAAACCACATGGCGCTGATCCTCAAGGTTTACCTATGGCAAAACCTGATAGAACAGAGCCAGCAACACAAAATATGTTACCAGGAAATCCTTTTAATATTACATCTGGAAGCACAACGATTACCGTAACAGAACCTAATCACGGCAGGTCTTCTTCGGATACAGTAGTTTTTAGAAACGTTGATGGATCACCAGGTGGATTAGCTTTTACTGTATTTGAAAATTCTTCAGGATTTAGTATAACAGTAACAGGAACAAATAATTATACGTTTACATTAGGATCGACTCCTACGGTAACGGAAAGAGCAGGAGGAATGTTTGTAACGGCAGGGCCGGTAACATTAACACCATAATGGCAGGATTTACATACGCAACATTAACAACAGCAATTCTAAACTACACTGAAGTAGACACTAATGTTTTAACTTCTACTATTACGGATCAATTTATTGAAAATGCAGAACTTAGAATATTTAGAGATGTGCCTATTGATGCATATAAAAAACAATCTATTGGTAATTTAGTTACAGGACAGACTACAATTAACGTTCCTGCAAAAACTATCTTTGTGAAGGGTGTACAAGTATATGACTCAACCTCTGCTGCAACAGGTGCTAATGAATGGTTAGAGAAAAAAGATGAGACTTATCTACAAGAATATATACCTGCTGAAACATCCACAGGTAAGCCTAAGTATTATGCCATGTTTGGTGGTGCTACAGGCGTCACAGATACGACGTCAGGCCGTTTGATGGTGGCTCCGGCACCCGACACCACATATAAGTTTAAAATACACTATCAGGCCATCCCAGACGGTTTATCGAGCTCAAATACTACTACTTATATAAGTCAATATTTTGGTAATGGTCTATTATATGCGTGTCTAATAGAGGCATATGGATTTTTAAAAGGTCCGTTAGATATGTTGACACTTTACCAAAATAAGTATAAAGAAGAACTAGACAAGTTTGGTATTGAACAACTTGGCAGACGTAAACGTGACGATTACACGGATGGGACTGTTAGAATTACAATACCATCTACGTCACCGTAAAAATTAGGAGTTAATTATGGCAATAACATCAGCAATCTGTAATAGTTTCAAAACTGAAATCTTAACAGGCACTCACAATTTCACTGCGTCAAGTGGAAACACATTTAACTTAGCGTTGTACACAAGTTCTGCTTCATTAGGTGCTAGCACAACTGCATACACAACTTCAAACGAAGTTTCTGGTTCAGGCTACACTGCAAAAGGAAATGCATTAACAAGCGTGACTCCAGCTTTATCTGGTTCAACAGCTGTTTGTGATTTCGCTGACACAAGTTTTACATCTGCTTCTTTCACAGCAAGAGGATGTTTAATTTTTAACGACTCAGCAACAGGTGATCCGGCAGTTTGTGCAATCGATTTTGGTTCTGATAAAACTGTAACTAGCGGAACATTTACTATTCAGTTTCCAACAGCAGACGCAAGTAACGCGATCATCAGAATAGCATAGGAGGTTAACCTCTTATGCCGACTTACAAAATAACTGTCGCTAGCGGCAACCTCCATGGGGGTGGCACAGGTAATGTCTATTACATAGACGGAGCAAGAAATTCAGCAGGACCAGGAAATTTTAATTGGAATGATGATACCGTTCTACGGTTTGATCAAAGTGATTCTAGTAATGATGGACACCCATTATTATTTTCTACAAGCACAGTAACCGGTGGTATCATTACATCAGGAGTAAGTTATTATCTTGATGGAAGCAGTAGTCAATCTGACTACATGAACTCCTCAACTTTCAACGCGGCCACTGAAAGATACATTGAGATAGATCTATCTAACATATCAACTAATTTTTATTATCTTTGTTGGTATCATGGAATCGGCATGGGTGGAATCATGCAAGAAAATGCAGACAGAGAATATGCAGTTACAGTAGCCTCAGGCACGCTATATATTAGTGGTGGAACAGGTAATGTTTTTTACTTAGATGGTACAAGAGGTGATCCTCTTGGAAGTTGGGTAAGAGGAGGAAATGCAAGATTTGATCAGTCCGATTCTTCTAACGATGGGCACCCATTATTATTTACAAATAATTTAGATAATATTTCTGGTGGTAGAATTACAACAGGTATTAAATATTGGTTAGATGGTATTGTAAGTTATTCGGATTGGACAAACCTCTCAACATTTAACGCTGCAACAGATCGTTATATAGAATTTACACCAGATTCAGCTTTAGGAATTACAGAGAATGCTCCTTATTTGTATTGTTATATCCATGGTATTGGCATGGGTGGTCCTTTATCTTTATTTAATAATACGTTTGGTTCAGGCGCTTGGAGTAATGGTAACTGGAGTGATCAAGGTGATGTTGATTTATCTATAACTGGATTAAGTTTAACTTCAAGTGTTGGTGATGCGTTAGGTGTGCCACAACAAGGATGGGGTGGTAAATCTTGGGGAGACAATAACTGGGGAGAACTTGCTAACATAGACGTGTTTCCTTCAGGTCTTTCATTAACAACATCATTAAACGCAGACGGATTATTATCTTTTCAATCAGCTGGTTGGGGTAGAAATACTTGGAATGATGGACCATTCGGAGAAAGTAATGACCCTGTAGTAAGTGTAACTGGATTAAGTATGACAGCTTCTGTTGGTGACGGAACTGAAATGGGTGTTCCTCAAACAGGATGGGGTGGTCAAACATACGGAGCAGGTGAATGGGGTGCAGTAAATGATCAAGGCGCAGAATTAACAGGTCTATCAATGACAGCTTCTCTAGGAACTTTAGAAGCTTACAATGAAGTTGGTTGGGGCCGTGATGGTTGGGGCGAAGAAGCTTATGGTAGAGCAAATGATGCTACAGCTGTATTAGAAGGTTTTGAATTACAAACTGGTCAAGGTAATAGCACTTGGGGTGCAAAAGGTTGGGGTAATAATTCTTGGGGTGAATTTGCATTAGATGATGTTGCAAGTGTAATGGGACCAACAGGAGTTTCTGCAACAGGTTCAGTTGGAACTTTAGGATTCCAAATTGATGCTACATTTAGTTTAACAGGAGTTTCTGCAACGTCCTCAATAGGCGCTGTTGAAGCAGCAGACGTTGAAAGACTAACAGGTATATCCATGACGTCTTCTGTAGGATCACCAACTATAGAATTTACTTATGCAATAGATGGTCTTTCTGCTACTATTTCTTTAGGTTCTACGGATGAAACTTCAAATCCTATAATTATACCAGATGGATTTGGCTTAACTTCTAGCGTAGGAAATTTAACTCCTGCTGATGTTATGGGCTTGACTGGAGTGTCAGCAACGTTTAATATAGGCACATTATCAGTTGACACAAGTTTAGATTTAGCGTTAACTGGATTATCAGCAACCTCAAATGTAGCTGCATTTGGAACCGCAACAGGCTTTGGAATTCAAGCTTTTGAAAGTGTTGACACAGGTTCAAATACGAGCTATACAGATGTTGCTTAAGTAAATTAGGAGATAAAACATGGCTTCAACATATACACCTTTGGGTATAGAACTTCAGGCAACCGGTGAAAACGCGGGAACGTGGGGTACTAAAACTAATACAAACTTACAAATTATAGAACAAATTTCTGGCGGATTTACACAACAATCAATAGCAGGTGGTGCACAGACTACAACATTATCCGTATCTGATGGATCAACTGGAGCAACTTTATCTCACAGAATGATTGAGTTCACAGGTACGATTACAGGAAATCAAATCGTAACTATTCCTTTAGATGTTCAAACTTTTTATATTTTAAGAAACTCAACATCTGGTGCGTACACAGTACAATTTAAATATGTTTCTGGATCAGGAGATTCTTTAACTTATTCAGCAACAGACAAAGGTGATAAAATTGTTTTTGCTTCTGCAAACGATGGAACTAATCCTGACATCATAACAGTTAGCACAGGAATTACAGAAGTATCTGAAGACACAACACCTCAATTAGGTGGTAACTTAGATACTAATTCTCATAACATTTTAATCGACGATGCACATTTCATTGCAGATGAAAGTGGAAATGAACAAATTATTTTTCAAACAACAGGTTCAGCAGTAAACCAAATTGATGTAACTAACGCAGCAACAGGTAACGCACCTTCAATAACAGCGACTGGTGATGACACTAACGTAAGCTTAAACTTAGTAGCAAAAGGAACAGGCTCTGTAACAGTAGGTGGAGCTGCAGCTAAAGTTGCAGGTAAAGAAACTATTTGGGTTCCTGCAAATGCAATGTATCCAGCAACAACAAATGGTTGTGCTGACATTGCTCAAACAGAATTAACAGCTGGTCAACCAGAACTTAAGTCATTGGACTTCGATGCTTCTTCTGATGAAAAAGCACAATTTGCAGTCGCATTTCCAAAATCTTGGAACGAAGGTACAGTTACTTATCAAGCATTCTTTACAGCTAACTCAACAAATACTGGTAATGCGATATGGACTTTATCTGGTGTAGCAGTGTCGGACAATGACGCGATTGATGCTGCATTTGGTACAGCAGTTTCTGTAACAAAAGCACACAGTGGAACAGCTAATGATTTAGACGTTACAGCAGAAAGTAGTGCAATTACTATCGCTGGATCCCCAGCGGCAGGTGATGATGTGTTCTTTCAAGTAACTAGAGATGCAGACAACGGAAGTGATACATTATCAGCAGATGCTAAACTATTAGGTATCAAATTATTCTTCACGACTGACGCTGCAAACGACGCATAAGGAGTTTGAATGGCAACAGGATTCGGATACAAAACACTCGGTTTTGGCTCAGGAGGTGGTTTAGGTGCACCTTATGATGTACAAATGCTAGTTATCGGTGGCGGCGGTGGCGGTGGTCACGGCGGCGGCGGTGGCGGCGGAATGAGAACAACCACATTAAGTTTTTTCACAGGCGGAAATTACACAATAACAGTTGGCACAGGTGGAACTGGCGGAACAACAACTGGAGGCGGAACATCTATTAATGGTAACTCTGCAGTTATAGGAAATGATAGTGTAGTTTCTGGACCTAAAATCACAACATTCACTAGCACAGGTGGCGGCTACGGAGGAGGCGGTGGCCCTGACTCTGTAAGATCTCCTTCTTCAGCAGGTGGAAACGGTGGTGCAGGCGGAGGCGCTTGGAACAACGGTCCATCAGGTGGCGGAAACACTCCATCTACATCTCCATCACAAGGAGCTAACGGCGGCGGACCAGGTGGTTATACTGGTGGTCACGGAGGCGGTGGCGGCGGTTCTTCAGGATCTCCTGGAGGTAACGGACCGAACTACACAGCTGGTGGCGGCGGTGGCGGTCAATCAAGTTCTATCCAAGGTTCATCTATTCAATACGCTGGCGGTGGCGGCGGCGGAGGTCGTGCAAACCCAGGTCATGGACCTGCAGGTGGTGGCGGCGGAGGCGGCGGCCCAGGAGGATCTCAACTCGGCGGTGCTGGCACAGACGGATTAGGTGGCGGCGGAGGCGGCGCTAAAGGTCAACAATTTTCAAACCCAACAGGTGGTGAAGGTGGAGACGGACTTATTGTTTTAAGTATTCCAACTTCAAGTTACTCAGGTGTAACAACAGGATCACCAACAGTGACAACAAGTGGTGGTAACACTATTGTTAAATACACTTCAACGGGGACGTACAAAGCATAATGAAATATTTTGCTCACATAAATTCTGGTAACGTTGTTATCAATGTATATACAGTTAGTGATACTGATGCTCCTACAGAAGAAGCAGGTGTTGCTTTCTTAAAGAAAACTGTAAAAATCAATAACGGCACACAATTAAAAGAATGTCATAAAGGACCAACTGGTTCATGGAATGACAACACTGGATACTATCCTGGTGATGGTTACGTGTATGATGAAGCAAAAGGTGGTTTTGTTCCACCTCAACTTTTTCCTTCTTGGGCTTGGAATTCAACTACAAAAAAATATGAACCACCTATCGCTATGCCTAACCCACCGGCATGGGCAGGAGATTTTCCAACACCAGAAGAACAAGAAGCTATCAATAAAACATACACTTGGGACGAAGCACTCTATCAATCTGACAATACAAAAGGTTGGGTAGAGCACATTGATTCATAATTTATAATAGTATATAGTGTCGGTGTTTTATGACACAAGAAAGTATTATTGAAATATTTCCAACTGGAATTTATTCAGAACTATTAAATAGGTTTGATAAAAAAATTGCTTTAGAGCATGCATCTAATTATTACAAAAACATATTAAAAACTCACCCAACAATAAAACCAACTTTAGTTGGATTTAAAAATATAGAAACTAAAAGCAATCGTGAATACTATAAAAATTATAATAGTTATTTATCAGGAATATTTTTTCAAGAAGTTGATGAAAACGATAAAATACATTTTTTAAAAACTAAATATAAACATATCAAACCACACGTATCTAACTACAATCTATATAACTCTGAGGCTTGGTGGTTTAATATTAGATCGAATGAGATAATGCTTTTTCCTTCTTATTTAAATTATGATTTTGAAAATGTAACTGGAGGTTTAAAAAAGTTTACTGTCTTTCAAATTATGTTTGAAGGTATAGGAACTTCTAAAATAATGGAGACAATAGATAAAGGCGAAGGAATAATGATATGATACGAAACTTGTTCATGACACCAATATATTTTAAGAATACTTCTTATACTTTAAATAAAGAACAAATGAAGTTTTTGCAAAATTGTGAAAAGAAAAGTAATACTTTTAACAAGTCTAGTTTAAATAGTTATGTATTAGAATTACCTTTATTTGAAAGTTTAAAGAAAGAAGTAATGAATCATATTAGAAGATATGCTTATCATACTTTAGCTATGCATTTATCTATTGAAATTTTTATGACACAGTCTTGGTTTAATTGGACAAAACAAACAGAACAACATCATAAACATGAACACCCTAATAGTTTTATATCTGGAGTTTACTACATAGATGTAGATCCAAAAGTAGATAGAATATATTTTAACAAAGAATTAAGAACTGATATTAGATTAGTTGCTACAGAGTATAACGATTATAACTCTGAAAGTTTTTATTTTCCTGTAAGTAATCAAGATATAATTATATTTCCATCAGATCTAAGTCACCATGTAGCTACAAAACAAGATAAAAAAGAAAGAATTAGTTTAGCTTTCAATACTTATTTAAAAGGAAAGATAGGAGATGAACAAGGTTTATGGCAGTTGAACATTTAAAATTTGAATCAACTATATATTTAAAAACAATACCTTTAGATAAAAAATTTGTGTCAATGTTAGAGAACACTAATTTAAAAAAATACGAACAAAACTCAAACAATTTTTTTGATAAAGATTTTCATGATCAAGCTAAAACACAAACTATATATAATTATATAGAACCACACATAAACGAGATCTTAAATCGTAAATTTAAATTAGATACTTGGTGGGTTCAAAAATATGGCAAACAAGATTACCATGATTTACATACTCATGGATCAGAACAAAATTGGTATTCTTTTATTTTATATTTAAAAGTAACTGATAACTCTTCAAAGACAATATTTTATGGACCAGCACACCCATTAATTAATTGGAAAGGTAAAGAGGTAAAACCAAAACCAGGGTTGATTGTTTTGTTTCCTTCGTATATACCACATAGCGTAGGTTACAATAAAGATACCGAAAGATTAATACTATCAGGAAATATAAAATGCTTTTAAAAAAGAAATATACTTTTGTTAGTTCAATGCCAAGAAGCGGTCAAACTTTATTAGCTTCTTTGTTACATCAAAATAAAAATATTTGTTTTACTCCACAATCACAAGTATTATTAATTCTAGATAGCTTATTATATCACAAAACCTACAACTCAATTTATTTAAATTTTCCTGCTGAAGAAGCTTATGACAATGTAGTATCAGAAGTGTTTAATCTGTATTACGATAAGTTTACAAATGCAGAATATATTTTAGAAAGAGGACCATGGGGATTAGAGAGAAACAGAACTATGTTAGACTTCTACGATAAGAAACCAAAGTTTATAGTAATACATCGTCCAGTATTAGAATGTCTTGCTTCACTAATGAGAGTTGAAACACCGTGGAGAGATAGACAAATTACTACATCATTAAGATGTAATATACTTATGGCTAAAGGTGGCGCCATGTATCAAGCCATGCATTCGTCTCAAGAAATTGTAGAGAACGAAGATCATTTATTAATTACATATAATGATATTGTTACTGATCCTGTAGGCACTGTCAAAAAAATAAACGAGTATATTGGTTGTCCTTTTGAAGGAGTGCGAACAACAAATCTTGATCAATATGAAATGAAAAAAGTAAAGTATTATGATCACTTACTAGATGGTATACCACATCAAGGTTTACATGATATTAGAACGGACTCTGTAAAAAAAATAGATTATGAGATAGAAAAATATTTACCACTAGATGTTATAAAACAATATGAAAAGGCAGATGTAATATGAGAATATTAGTTTTTGGATTACCAGGATCAGGTAAGACAACCTTTGCAAGACAGCTGTCTGCAGGTTATGCTTACTTTAATGCTGACGAGGTTAGAAAGATGTTTAACGATTGGGATTTTTCTGCAGAGGGTAGAACGAGACAAGCTCAAAGAATGGGATGTCTATCGTCTTTAGTTGATGGACCTTGTGTTATAGATTTTATTTGTCCGTTTGACGAAGACAGACTTGAGTATGATGTAAGAGTTTGGATGAACACAATTAAGAAAGGTAGATTTGATGATACAAACAAGATGTTCGAAAAACCATCACACTGTCATTTTGAAATTACAAACTTTGATTATCAAGATGTAATAAAGGAGATTCGTGATAAATTATAAAAAACCAACAGCGCAGATGCTAGGTAGGTTTCAACCTTTTCACGAAGGTCATTTTGAGCTTTTTAAAAAGATACTAGAAAGAACAGGACAAGTCGTAATCATGGTTAGAGATTGTGATGGTGATAACAATCCATATCCATTTAAAACTGTAAGAAGAAAAATTATAAAAAGACTTAGAGAATATAGAGGTATGTTTGAAGTTATAAGAGTTCCTAATGTTACACATATTTGTTATGGTAGAGATGTAGGTTACAACATAGAAGAAATAAAATTACCATCTAAAGTAGAAGAGATTTCTGCCACAAAAATAAGAAATGAAAATAAGAATATACGATAATTTTTTTACTGAAGATGAGTGCAAAGAATTAATTGATCTTAGAAAAAAATTTAGTCAATTTATAGAACCCATGTACAATGTTTCTGTACTAAGAGTTCAAAGAATATTAGACGCAAAATATAGAGAAAGGATTAACAAGGTATCTGAAGATATGAACAATTCTAAAATAGATTATATGGAAGTTGTTGAATGGCCAAAAGACTCTTACAAAGACTTACACTTTGATACATTTAAAGAAAAAACAACTCTAAGCTCTGTTGCGTTTCTAAACACTGACTACGTTGGCGGTAATTTATTCTTTGAGGACATGACTCTTATCAAACCTAGATTAGGACGCATGGTGTTTTTTGATGGAAAGTTTTATCTACACGGAGTTAGTAAAATAAAAAAAGGAACAAGATATATGTTAACAGGATTCTATGAAGGTAAATAGTTTAACAATAGTTGGTGGAGGAACAGCTGGTTTTATAACAGCTTTGACCTTGAAGAAAAGATTGCCTATCTCTATTACTATGGTCATACCTTCTCGTATTGGAATCATAGGAGTAGGAGAAGGATCAACAGAACACTTTCAAGATTTTAGAGAACACTTAGGTATACCTGCAGAAACTTTTTTAAAAGAAACTTGTGGAACTTTAAAGTCTGGTATTATGTTTAAAGATTGGAACTCCGATCACCCTTTGTACTTACATCACATACAATCTCAATGGCAACAGATGCTAGGTCTCAGTCATCGTAACTATGAATATCTTATGTCATCAAAACGTGAGTCCATAGCTTTTGTGCCTAAATGTTTTTTTGAAAATAAGCTTGAGCCTGATCTAGGAACAACAGGAGACTTAGTTCAATATCATTTTAACACGTTTAAATTAAATGAATACTTAACTAAACTAGCTAAAGAAGCTGGTATAAAAATTGTTGACGATGAAATTACAAAAGTAAACATAGATAAAAAAATTACAAGTATCGAAGGCAAGAAACAAAAATATCAATCTGATTTTTATATTGACTGCACTGGGTTTCGTAAAATTCTTATCGGGCAGCTAGGAGCAAAATGGGTATCTTATTCACCATGGTTAAAAACTAATTCAGCCATTGCATTTCCAACAGAAGATCAAGACGAGTATAATATATGGACACTATCAAAAGCTATGAAAGCTGGTTGGATGTGGCAGATACCAACTTATGGTAGAACAGGTAATGGGTATGTATTTGATAAAAACTATATTTCTAAAGATGAAGCTGTTAAAGAAGTTGAAGAATTATTAGGTAGAAAAATACAAGTAGCAAAACATATAGAATATGATCCTGGTAGATTAGATAAAGTTTGGATAGAGAACTGTGTTGCTGTTGGTTTAAGTGCTAACTTTGTAGAACCATTAGAAGCAACTTCCATAGGAACAACTATACAACAATCGTTTTTATTAATGCAGTATCTAGAAGACTATACTCCTACTTCTATAAACACATACAATAAACATATTGAAATTATAATGAATAACATTAAAGACTTTATTCAACTACACTACATTACAGATAAAGAAGACTCACCTTTTTGGAAAGATGTTAAAAAAGTCAAACCATCAAAAACATTACAACAAATGTTAGATGTATGGAAACAAGGTAAATTATTGAAAAGCACAGATCTAGAACTGATAGGATCATATAGCTGGTTCTCTCTATTTAAAGAAGCTAATTTTAATTTGATAGCATATTTTAATAACTTAATAGATTTAAAAAAACTCAAAGAAAATTATGAATATATCAACAAAAAATTAGATGATTATTGGTTTGAAAAAAATATTGAAAATGGTATAATCTTGCGAAATAAAACAGAACTTATAAGAAAGATGTCACACAAAGAATATATAAAAAACTTACATGTCAAAAATTAAAATACAGAAAAACTTTTTAGAACAAGCAGATTTAGATAAAGCATTTGAATTATTTAACGGATCTTATTTTCCTTGGTACGCTAGAAACTATCAAGCAAATCAAGACAAACCTTTAAAGGGTGAACATATGTTTTGTCATATTTGTATGAACGAAGAAAAAATTACTAGTGAACACTTTCAAGATCTAATTATACCTTTTGCTTTAAAAATTAGTATGAATAAATTATTTAGAGCTAGGTTAAATTTATTAGTAAATCAAAACGAACCTAGAAAATCTGCATGGCATACTGATGTAGAAAAGACTAAAGATAGATGGACGTCTGTGTTTTATTACAACACAAATAATGGCGGAACAGAATTTAAAGACGAAGGTTTTATAAAGAGTGAAGCAAATACTTTAATTACATTTCCTGCTTCTTTACAACATAGAAGCGTTCAACAAACAGATGCTACATTTAGATATGTACTAAACTTAAATTACGATTTAAGAAAATGAAAGAAATAAAAGATGTTGTGATTGTTGGAGGAGGTTCATCTGCAATGTTGGCTGCAGCTTATATTGCCAACAACACTTCTTACAATGTAGCAGTAGTAGATAAACCAGGTGGCTCACCTATTGGTGTAGGAGAAGCAACTCTTATAAACTTTGCTGGTTACATGAATGCATGTGGCTTTGATTTTCAAGAATGGTTTGATGCATGTGATGCTACATACAAAACAGGTATATTGTTTCCTGGTTGGACAACACAAAAACATGTATGGCATCCGTTTGTTATGAACCCTATGCGAAAGCTAGACGAACTAGACGTTAACGCACCTAATGGTTTTCATGTTGATTGTTTGAAGTTAGCAAAATTTATTAAGAGTAAATTAAAAGTAAAATTTATAGAAGACACTGTTATAGGTCAATCGGAAAATTATTTAATGTGTGAGAACCAAACAATCTATGCTGACGTATTTATTGATTGCACAGGATTTCAATCTTTATTACAAGTTACAAATGAAACGGATCTGTCTCATAGATTAATTTGTAATACAGCTATTGCAGGACCTGTTCAATACAAAGATGATTCTGAAAGATTAAACTATACTGTATGTGAAGCTGTATCTTGTGGTTGGATATGGAAAGTTCCAATACGAACTAGAATAGGAACAGGTATTGTATTTAATAAAGACATCACACCAATTGATGAAGCAAAAGAAATTTTTTTAAAACATTGGGATAACAGACCAGAAGTTAGAAAAGTGATAGATTGGACTCCTTTCTACAAACCAAGACTTTGGAAAAACAATGTGATTAGGATAGGTTTATCTGGTGGTTTTATTGAACCATTAGAAAGCACAGGACTAGCGTTAGCTATGGAGGGTGCTTATCAATTTGTAAAATTAACAGAATCAGGATATCATACACAAGCAACTAGAGGTTTGTATAACTCTATACTTAAATCTTTTTACGAAGAGTCAATAGATTTTATTGCTATGCATTATTTAGCAAACGATAGAACAGAGAAGTTTTGGCAAGAAGCTAGAAAAATAAAAAGACCTGTTCAGATGGACTATTATAAGAATAAGTTGAAAGAACCTTTAAATTATACAAACAGTCAATATAACTTTTTTGGAGGTAACAATTGGGTAACATGGCTAAGACAAGCGTAAATGATTTTGTATTAATAACGAACGTTATTGATGATACAATTTGTAAGAATTTTATTCAGAACATAAAAGAACAAGAAAAGCAGAAACATCATTGGTATACATTTGACACTGATGAAAGATACAGCTATCCAGATAAAGAACCTGATATTGTATGGTCATCTGAATTACAACAAAGCATGATACAACCAGTTATTAAGAAAGCTGTTGATGAATACACTCAAACAAAAGTTCCAGAAGAGTTTAGGGGTCAACCTCTTGTATCTAGATTTAGTAAAATGAGATTTAATATTTATGAAAAAGGTTTGACTATGAGAGAACACGTAGATCATATTTACAGTATTTTTGATGGTCAAGAAAAAGGCATCCCAGTGCTGTCTTTTGTAGGTCTATTAAATGATGATTATGAAGGTGGAGAATTTATTATGAACGGTGAAAAACTAACCCTAAAAGCCGGAGACCTATTAGTTTTTCCCTCAAACTTCTTATTTCCACACGTTGTGCACCCAGTCACAAAAGGAACGAGATATTCACTTGTTGCGTGGGGATATTAAAAATTGTATAAATAACCTATGGCATTGCAAAAAGTACAGTTTTTACCTGGTTTTAATAAACAGATCACAGACACCCAGGCTGAGGGCCAATGGGTTGATGGAGATAATGTTAGATTTAGATATGGCACACCTGAAAAAATAGGTGGTTGGCAGCAATTAGGTAATAATAAATTAACAGGAGCTGCAAGAGCTATGCACCATATCGTAAACAGAGGTGGTCAAAAATTTTCAATTATAGGCACAAACAGGATTTTATATGCATACTCAGGTGGTATCTTTTACGACATACATCCTATAGAAGCTACAACATCTCTTACAAACGCTTTTACAACAACTAACGGGTCTGCCGTTGTAACAATTACTTTTGCTTCTGGTCACAGTCTTGCACCAGGCGATATAATTTTATTAGATAATTTTACAGCAATTACAAATTCTAATTACTCAGCATCAGATTTTGATGACAAAAAATTTATGGTGACTTCAACACCAACTAACTTAACACTAACAATCACAATGCCATCAGCTGAAACAGGATCAGGTGCAACAGCTTCTGGAGGCATCAGAGTACAATCATACTATTCAGTTGGACCTGCAGAACAGTTACCTGGATTCGGTTGGGGTCTAGCTTCTTTTGGTGGTACAGTAGCTAACGCACTTACAACGACTTTGAATGGAGCTATCGATGCATCTACAACAACCATTGTTTTAACAAGCGCTGTCAACTTTCCAACAACAGGTACAAATCACATACAGATAGGATCAGAAGAAATATCTTACACAGGGATCTCAGGCAGTACACTAACAGGCGTGACACGAGGAACGAGAGGCACGACAGCTGCATCACATTCCAACGGTGCAACAATTACAAACAGTTCTGACTTCGTAGCGTGGGGCGAGGCTGCATCTGGTGACTTGGTAATTGATCCAGGCCTTTGGTCTATTGATAACTTTGGTGATAAAATTATTGCATTGATACACAATGGTCCTGTTTTTGAATGGGACTCAAACGCTGCTAACGCAACGACAACAAGAGCCACAATTATATCTGGTGCGCCAACTGCATCAAGAGACATGATTGTATCTACACCGGATAGACACTTAGTGTTCTTTGGAACAGAAACCACAATAGGAACACCAAGCACACAAGACGAAATGTTTATTAGATTCTCTAACCAAGAGGATATTAACACTTACACACCAACGGCTACCAACACTGCTGGTACACAAAGACTTGCAGACGGATCTAGAATTATGGGAGCGGTTAGAGGTCGTGATGCTATTTACGTTTGGACTGATACTGCTTTATTTACACAAAGATTTATTGGACCGCCTTTTACTTTTGGTTTTGCACAGGTAGGTACAAACTGTGGATTGATAGGTCAGAACGCTGCAGTAGAGGTAGACGGTGCTGCGTATTGGTTTTCAGAAAATGGTTTCTTTAAATATGCTGGTGCCCTACAATCATTACCATGTTTAGTAGAAGATTTTGTTTACAATGATTTAAATACAACAGCTAATCAACTTATCAATGCTGGAATCAATAACTTGTTTGGTGAAATTAATTGGTTCTATTCTTCTTCTGGTGCAACAGTCATAGATAGATGTGTAACTTATAATTATATTGAGTCTACACCTCAAAGACCTGTTTGGACTACAAGCACGTTAGATAGAACAACATGGCAAGACTCTGCTGTATTCGGCAAGCCACATGCTACAGATTATGACGCTGACTCTAACAACTCTTATGATGTTGTTGGCAACACCGATGGCTGTACAATATACTACGAGCATGAAACCGGCACAGATCAAGTAACAACCACAGCGACAACAGCAATAACTTCTAACATAGAGTCAGGAGACTTTGATATTAGTCAAGGCGGTGATGGTGAGTTCTTTGCAAAGATAAGAAGATTTATACCAGACTTTGTATCTCAAACTGGTAACACACAGATTACATTACAATTAAGAAATTATTCTAATGACTCACAAGCAAGTTCTGCTCTTGGACCTTTTACAATTAGTTCATCAACAACTAAAGTAGACACTAGGGCTAGAGCCAGAGCTGTATCTTTAAAAATAGCAAATACGGCTGCACAACAGAATTGGAAGTTAGGTGGATTTAGATTAGATATACAACCAGACGGTAGAAGATAATGGCAAAGATAGTACAGATATTAACAAGACCTGCTAGAGAATATAGTCAAGATGTTGCTGATGCACAGGTAAGAGATCTTGACAGTATAATACAAAAATTAAACACAACGTATCAACAAGAACTAAAGGATGAAGTAGACGCACAAAACTTCTTTTTAAATTAATGGCAAATAGTTTCGTAAACGCAAAAGTAGATCTAACTACAACTGACAACACAACGTTGTACACAACTCCAAGTGCTAACGTTGCTTTGGTAAAATCAATACTAGTATCTAATGATGCTGGTTCTGGATGTAATCTAGATGTTACTTTGACTGATAGCTCTGGTAATGTGTTTAGTTTGTTTAAAACTCAGACTATAGCAACTAATACGACAACCGAACTTTTAACTCATCCTCTGGTGGTAGAAGAGAGTGAGATATTAAAGGTGCAGGCTAGTGACGCGAACGAGCTGCACGTCATAGCTTCTATATTACAAATACAGCCAAGAGAGGTAGTAACGTAATGTTAATAAAACCAAAAGATATAATAGAGAAAATAAGCAATAAAAAGACGGGTGAAGTCTATAAAGACGAGGACGATTGGAAGGCAAAAGGCGTGCCAGAAGAGGATATTAAGAGAGACGTAACAGTCATAATGCCAAGTCTTGATTTATTTGGAAAAACCAAGTAAAAAGAAGATTACAGGATATAAAGCCTGCCTTAACAATTTAGCTAAATTATGACAATATCAAGAGGACAGATGAATAGACAATTATATATGGGCGGCGGTATAATGGATGTCGTGCCAAGAGATAAATTCTTTCTAGGTAAAATAGCCAAAGCTGCTAAAAAAACAGTAAAAAAAGTTACTAGAGGTGTAAAGGACCTTGTTAAATCTGACGTAGGTAAAGCTGCTTTATTAGCTGCAGCAGGTTACTATGCAGGTGGTGGTAATTTATTTGGATTACAGAGAGCTGGTATGGATAAATTTGCATTTAGTCAATTACCAGGAGCTGGATTCTTTACTGGTGGAGGCAGCACTATTGGAACTCTAGGTAATTTAACAAAAGGACCTAATGCTTTAAAATTAGGAGAAGCTGTATCAAGTGGACTTTCTTTAGGAAAAGTAGGTGCAGTTGCTGGACTAGCAGGATTATCTGGTTTCTTATCTAGTAAGTACGGTATGACAGAAGAAGAACAAGCAGAAGAATTAAGAGACCCAGAAAAATTAAAAGGATACTTAAGAATGTATTACACAAACTTAAATCCAAACGCAGGATCAGAAGAGATAGAAGAATTTGTAGCAACTAATTCAGGAGATTACACAGCTGGTTTAGGTGGCTATGCAGAAGGTGGTAGAATAGGTTTTGCTGATGGTCCAGTATTACCACCTGACCCAACACAACCTGTAAATCCTTTTGGACCAAGACCAGGAGACTTTGGAATAGAAGAAGACATTCCGATAAAAATGGCATCCAATTTAGAGAATGATAAAATCTTAGAAATGCTATTTGAAAAATATCTAGACATGGGTTTATCTCCAAAAGAGGCAGAAAAAGCAGCTCGTGATGAGTTTGATAGAATGAGTAAAAGAAAAATGGAAGATACAAGAGGTCTAGCAGCTTTAGGTGGTAAGATGGATAGTGCAAGCGATAACGCTATGCAAGCGGCGGGTATCGAGGGGCTACCTGTAAGAAAAAATCAAGCTGGTGTAAAAGAACTAGATCTTAGAAATACAGGTGGATTTATACAACCTGTTGGTATAAAAGAAAAAGCAGATGACATCCCAGCGATGTTATCTAACAACGAATTCGTATTTACAGCTGATGCTGTAAGAGGCATGGGTGATGGCGACGTTAACCTAGGTGCACAAAGAATGTACGATCAAATGAAGATGCTAGAAGCAGGAGGAAAAGCATAATGGCAGAAGTAGTAAGAACAGCCCCGGCAGAGTTTATAGAAGCTGGTGCAAAAACATATTTAGACGATCTTACAAAAGCGATAGGTACATTTAAAACTACGGATCTTTCTACATTTATGGGTCCACAATTTGTGGCTCCAACAAGTGGACTAACAACACAAGCAGAAGGTTTAGCTACTGGTCTTGGTGGTTTTCAACCTTTCTTACAACAAGCACAAAATTTAAGAGGCCCTACAGCTTATCAAGCTTACATGTCTCCATATCAACAAGACGTTATCGACGCTACTATGACAGACTTTGATGTGCAGTCTGCAAAAGGTTTACCTGCATTATCTGCTCAAGCAATTCAAGCTGGTGCATTTGGTGGTGGTAGAGAAGGTGTACAAAGAGCTGAGTATCAAGCAGCAAGCGACAGAAACAGAGCATCACTATTAGCTCAATTAAGACAACAAGGTTTTGGTCAAGCACAAAATTTAGCTGCACAAGACTTTAATAGAAACATTCAATTAGCACAACAAACACCTGCGTTGCTAGGTCAACAGATCTCTGCACTAACAGGTTTAGGCGCGCAGCAAGCGGCGAGAGCACAACAAGGTTTAACAGCACAACAACAATTATTATCAAGACAAGCTTTACAACCACTAGAAGCAGCACAACAATTTGGCTCTGGTGTTACAGGTTTGATTGCAGGATATCCAGGAAGAGACGTTATTCAACCACCTGCACCAACACCGTCACCATTAGCTACAGGTTTAGGAACTGCTTCTACGTTAGCTGGTATTTACAGATTAATTAATCCTAAACCGTTATTTAGTTAATATGAGTAGAACATTAAAAAGACCTATGTTTAGAAAAGGCGGAGAAGTCATGGAAGGTATTATGACTGGTATCAAGCCTAGAAAAATGTTTTCAACTGCTGGACTTAGTACATCAGAACAAGGCATAGCAGACAATGTAAGAAGTAAAATGAATATAATTAACGCTGTAACAGGTGGAGGAAGTGCTTTATCAGATCCTCTTACACAATTTTTATTAACAGCTGGTCCAGATTTAGTTTCAGGTAAAGCAGCTGGCGGAAGTAAAATATCAGAAATACTTGGTGGTATTAAACCAGGTATAGATAGAGCGATTAAAACTCAACAATTAAAAGATTTAAGTGATAGAAAATTAGCAACTTCTTTAATTTCTAAATCAAAAATAGGTAGTGCTGAACAAGCATGGAAAGACTATGGAAAAGATTCAGGTTTAACTAAACCAGAGTTTATAAGAGAATATGCTCAAAAAGAATTATTTAAAAAGAAAACAAATCCAGAAGATAGATCTGCTCAAAAAGAACGAGATACATCAGCAGATCTTGGTAAATACAAAGATTTTTTAAGAAATCCTAAATACAATCCATTGCAAAAAAATCGTATTGTAAATATAATAACTCAATTAGAGAAAAATCCAGAATTAGAAAAAGTAGTAGATGTAAGCAATCCTTTTATTTCAAAAGATGATTATGAAGTTGCTGCACCTGTAAAAGTAAAAACTCCAGAGGGTAAGATAGAACAACGTAGAGTTATTATACCTGATGATAAAGATGATTTTCAACCAAACCTAAGATACTTCGTAGTAGATGCAAACGCATTTTTTTATTATGATGCAAAAAATAACAGGTTAATTGAAGTACCGAATTAGAAAGGAGTTTAAATGTCTGATACATTCAAACTACCGGACGGCTCTATTATAATAGAAGATGAAAACGAAGAAGTCGTTGATGAAGTAGTCAAAGATAAAGATTTACAATTACAAGACACAACAGAAGTTATAAAAGAATTAGAGGAAAGAGAAGAGCCCATTGGCTTAGATACTCTAAAAGAAAAGGGTATATTATCAGAAGATAATATTACCGGCACCCTTACAGAAGAAACAGTAAGAGGCTTCAGTAAAATCATAGACAAAGTACAAGGTAAAGAAGTAGACGAAGATGTATCTCTTGTAGAATCTTTGACTGGCGCAGGTATTAGTGCTGGTATTAAAATACCAAAAGGTTTGGTTACATTTGGAACTTTGCTTTATGATATAACTCAAGAAGAAGGCATACCCTATGATGAAACATTAACAGGTAAATTAACAGAAGCTTTCGAGCAAACAACTCTAGGTAAAATAGAACAAGCAGCATCAGATGTTGCAGCAGAAACAGCAGCTGGTAAAATTACAGAAGCAATTGGTCAGTTATATGGTGCAGGTAAGATAGCACAAAAGACAGCTATACCGGTAATAGCAAAAACATCTCAAAAGGTTAGACAATTAGTAAGTTCTATCAAAAGTGGTAGATACGTAAAAACTACAAATAATTTAAACGCAGCAAGAGCAGTTAAAGAAGCTAATAAATTAAATAAAATTACAGGCAAAGATAAATTTATAGCTATTGCTATCGGTGGAGGAGTTGGTGGAGGTTTTATTGTGTCAGATGTAGAAAACATAGGTACGTTTGGTGACTGGGACTTTTTAGATTTTTTACCTACAGGATTAGATAGAAATGAAAGAGAACAAGGTGCTGAAGATGCAAAAAGACAATTACTGAACAGATTAAAATTTGGTGCAGAATTAGGTTTTCCTATTATACCTGCCGTAGTAGGCACAGGTAAGATTGGTAAACTTATTTTACAAAAAGGTAAAGATCTTACATACAGTGATAGTATGCTGGAGAGATGGGTAGACAGGTTTGTAGGTCGACCGTTTAGATCTAGAAGTAATAAAACTCAAGAATTATTTGATGGTATACAAAAACTAGAAGGTAAAAAATCTGCTATAAAAGTATTAGCAAAGGACGCTGCTGCAGACTTTGATGATACAATAAGAGCCATATCAAAAGAAACAAGAGGCGCGGCGCAAGCAATTAAAGACCCAGAAGGTATGTCTAAAATAATATCTGAGTTTATGTTTACGTCTACGGATGATATTGTAAAAGGTAAGTCAATAGCTTTCCCTGGTTTTTCTAGTAAAGCTTTAAAAACATTTACAGAAGCAATGGAAAAATTAGGTGTGTCTAAACAATCTATTAAAAAAATAGTTAATGATTCTACAGCTTTTAGAAATACTACAGCAGGATTAAAATCATTAATTAGTGCAAGTAAAAATGTTACAGTGGGCACAGAAAAATTAAACAAAATATTAAATGAAAGAATTAAAAATCAATTATCTGTAGATTATAAAATTATAGATGACAATAGAGGTTTGTTTAACGGATTTAGACCAGCAGCTGAAAGCATAAAAGAAGTAGCACAGGTTTTACAAAGATATGCAAGAGCTAATCGTAAAACTTTAGATGATGAAACTGCCAATAAATTAGTAACTGACATAACTAAGAATGCATTTAAAGATAAAACAACTGGTGCTTTAGTATTTGATATTGGAGAACAAAGTGCATTGGCAGATAAAGCGGTGCAAAGAGTTAACATAGGTAAATATATTACTACTGGTAAATTTAAACCTGACGGTGCAGGTGGACTAATACAAACAAAATCAGACTTGCAAGCGTTTAAAGATTTATTTGGTGAATATAGAAATGCACAAAAAGGTATTTATGCTGTAGCATCTGAACTAGGTGAAACTATTGCAAGAGATAAATTTTATCAAACGCTACTTGATGACAGTAACAGAATAGCTGCAGCGATAAAACAAGGTAATCCTGACGTTATTAGAGGTCAAATAGGTAGACCTATATTTTTTAAAAATTACAATGACGCTGTTGTAAGTTTACCTAATCAAACAATATCTAAAACACCTTTAAGTTTAAAAACAGCTTTACCTGATACTATTTATAAAAGTCCGTTAGATGGATATTTTACAACAGTTCCTTATGGTGAAGCCATTAGAATTGGTGATGCTGTAGCAGGTAGTGCACTTACCAGAAGTGCAATCTACAGAGCTTTGATGTTAATACCAAAAGGTTTATCGCAAGCTGCAAAAACCATTTTGGGTCCTTTTACACATGCTAGAAACTTTTTCTCTTCAATGTTTACAACAATACATAGAGGAAACATATTAATACCACCTGGAAAAATTGTAGAGTTTTTAAACAGATCTAGAAAATCTGTGCAGCCACAGTTGTTATACAGAATGACAGGTAACCCTAAATATAGAAACGCACCTCCAGATCAAGCGTTATATAGATTTTTATTAGAAGAAGGTGTTACTAACCAAAACATTGTAGCTAGAGAACTTGAAGGTATTTTTTCTGATATTACACAATTAAGAACTGCTAACATGACAACAGACAAATGGTTTAATAAAATATTAAACACAGGCACACGTAAATTTAAAAGACTATATGACGTTGCACAAGATTTATATACAGCAGAAGATGATTTATTTAGAGTGTATAATTTTTTAGCTGAATATTACAAATTAGATAACGCATTTAATGTTGCAATTAAAAAAGGTATTAAGGATGCAACAGGTAAAGTTGTAACACAAGCAACTAAACCAACAGATCTTGAGTTAATGAAAGAAGCAGCAAAGATTGTAAGAGAAACTGTGCCTAACTATGCATACGTTTCTGATTTTGTAAAAGGTGTTAGACGATCTCCACTTGGAAGTTTTGCTGCCTTTCCAGCAGAAATATATAGAACAGGTGTAAACACAACTACAAGAGCATTATTTGAAATTAAAGACCCTATAAGAAAACAAATAGGTTTTAATAGTTTAGTAGGACAAGCGGCCACTTATACTGCAATACCAGTTATAGCTACAGAAGCATTTAGATTATTGTATGGTATTACTAGAGATCAAGTTAACGCTCTTAGAGAAGTATTACCAACATGGTCAGAGGACAATACTATCTTGCCTGTATATGAAAATGGTAAATATAAATACATAGATTTTAGTCATGGCTTTTTCTATGACACAATGATTGAACCTGTGCAAACAACACTATCAACTGTACAAAGAGATTTAGATAAACCTTTAGTGCCGTTACTTTTAGATAGTATGGTAAAATCCACCGGTAAAATCTTTCAACCTTTTATTCAAGAATCAATTTGGATAGGAACTGTATTAGACATATTTGCTAGAAAAGGAAAAACAAAAGAGGGTAGACAAATATGGAATGAAAGAGATGAACCAGGAGATAAATTTTCTGCAGCAATAGAGTATGCAGCTAAGGAGCTATCACCAGGATCTAGAGAACAGTTAATAAGATTATACAAAGCATTAACTGATCAAACTGTAAAAGGCACAAAATATGAAATACCTGACGAGCTTATGGGATTATTTGGATTTAGAAAAGTACCTGTCAATCTTGAAAAAACTCTTAACTTTAGAATACAAGAATTTAACAGAGACACGCGTAGTGAACGTAATTTAATTTTTGCTGACACAAGAACAGGAGATCCTGTTAAAGATGATAATATAATTATTAAACAGTTCGTCAAAGCAAATCAACAAAGATATGAAACGTACAGTAAAATGAGAAGATTGTACGATGCCGTAAAAGTTTTAGGTATGAGAGATAAAAAAATAGGCGAAGAGTTTGCTGATAGAAATGCTTTGAGACTTTATGGTTTTATAGAAAACAATAGATTTGATCCTTTTAATGTAAGTTCTGATGTTATAGCAGCTTACGCAAAAGAGTCAGAAGAGAGAGACATACCAAATCCTTTAAACAGGAGAGTGTTAAAAAAACTAGAGAAAATGAGAAAAGATATGTCTAAACTAAAGCTTAATGAAGAATTTAACATTGATGTAGAGAAATATTTATTACCAGAAGCAGATACTAGTATGGTGCCACCACTACCAGAGACTCCTGCGCCTAACGTTTCTGTAGCTCAGGCCGCACCAAATACTATGACAACTGGCTTGACTCCTGTGGAACAAGCTTTATTATCAGAAGAAGAGAAGATGATACTTCTTAAAGATAGAGGAATGGCTTAATGCAAAGAAACAGTGAATTTATTGAAGCTTTAATGTCAGGTGGAGCACCTACTGGACCTGGTATAATGGGATTAGATCAAGCAACCGTGGATGCTATCAATCTTGATAACATTAGAGAAGCAATAAATAGAAATATAAATTTAGATTCACAAGGTATTATTAGAACGTTTGATGTAAACGATGACTATAGCGATAGTGAATTAATGGAAAGTGATACAACATCAAGTCGTAATCTTCTCGACATGTTTAAAGATTATATACAAGGCGGTGGTATGATTGGTATGGCCACTCGAGGTATAACAAGTTTAGGAAACATGCTTGGCGATACATTTAGAGGAAGTAGATTTTATAATCCTCGTGGTATAACTGGTAACAGAATTTTTGCACCAGGTTCAAGAGCTGGTGATCCTTTTGGATTAAACATGAGACGAGATGCTGCAAGAATTTCAAACATGTTACAAAGAGGTGCTGCAGGTAAAAACTTTAGCCAGAAAAATTTAGATAATGTTTTAGGTAAATTTGGTATCACAGGTGTTGACACAGGTGGTATGATAGATTCAATTCAAGAATCTTCTCAAACAGGTTACGGTGGATACGGTAGTTCTGAAGCCGCAGCAGAAGCAGCCGCAAGTGGTGGTAGAGACTATAGTGATTCACCTGGTGCTATGGCTGGTGACATGGAGTACGGAGAAGAATAATGCCTAACGGTAAACCACCAAAGACAACTGGCGAGCATTTAGTATCTCTTTACGGATATGTACAAGGTTTTAAAAGACAGATAGATCATCTACATCAAGACTTAAGTAAATTAGAAAGAAAAACAGACACTGTAATTTATTGGATTGTTGGTGGTGCCTTTACAACGATACTAACTCTTGTAGGTTTATTTAATTTATTTATGAATTAAATCCACGATTTTAATTCTTCACCCATTATCTCTGTAGCGATATTAACTTTATTACGAAGCGACTTTACAATCTTATCATCAATAGTATCTTCAGCCATAATATCAATATAAGTCATAGGTTTCTCTTGTCCTATTCTATCTATTCTAGCTTCTGATTGCATTCTCTTTTCAAGATCATAACCATTAGAATAATATATCATTGTTGATGCACCTGTAAGCGTAATACCATAGCCACCTGTTTGTGGTGTACCAACTATAAATCTAACTGGTGAGTTTGGATCTTGTATCTTCTTAATAGCTTTTTGTCTATCGTCTGTGCTTGTATCGCCAAAGTATGTAACAACCGTATTTTCGCCATATTTTTTTGATATAGACTCTACAATTTTTTCTATGTCATGTCTGTAGTGAGCCCATATTACAGCTTTACCCTCTATCTCTTGTATTATGTCTAGAAGTTCTGAGATACGATTGTTTTTAAGATCTTGCACCGTACCATCATTGGACTTGAAATGACCACAAGTTATCTGATGTAGTCTCATAAGCTGTGTAATTACAGTTGCAGATGTAACCATCTTACCATTTAAGAATGCAATAGCTTCTTGTTTCATCTGTTTATATACTTTCTTTTGTTCATCTGTAAGTTCTACAGTTCGTTTCATGTATGTTTTTTTAGGTAGATCTAAACAATCATCTTTTAATACACGATAAGAAAAAGGTTTTAATTTTTCTGATAGTTCTCCTAGGTTTCTATATCCAACTACAATCTCTACAGATCTACCAGATACATTTATTTTTCTACAAATTGCATATCTAGTTCTAAATACATAGTATGATGATTGATCTAATAAATAAGGATCTAAAAAATAACATTGTGTAAATAGATCTAAAGGTGATTTTGTAACTGGTGAACCTGTGAGTATCCTTCTATATTTTGTAAGTGGTCTTAATGATACTATAGTTTTAGTTCTCAACGCCCCAGGGTTTTTAATAGTAGTGGACTCATCTATAGCCATCAAAGCTTTGTGACTATTTAAAAACTTTTCTGCAAACTGTACACCTTTTTTAGTAGAGAAAGCCTCTACATTCATTATAAGAATGTGAAGTTCTGCACCTGTTGAAAACAAAGGTTTTAGATCTGGTGCATTAGGTTTAGTTTTCCAAAGACCAACTTTCTTTGGTATATAATCAGGCATATGGTTTGGTATTTCTTGATCAAACCAGTTCTTATATACACCTTTTGGTGCAACTATTAAGGCTCCGTTTATTTTGCCTGCGTTGTAAAGCATAGCAATATTATCAATTAACACCTTTGATTTACCTGTACCCATTTCCATAAAGTACGCAAAAACTTCTTTATCCCATGACATTTCAAGGGCTTTCTTTTGATGTGCAAAAGGCTTGCTTTTATATTTATAATGCATAATATCTTTTAACTTTCTATTGGAAGCATATATATTATGTGGTATTAAATGTCAAGAAGGATATATTACTAATGAGAATAAACAGTCAGCCAGCTGATAACAAAGGAAACGTTTACGTTATTCAAGACATTCCTGGAAGTAAAGCAGGCACACCTAAAATAAACATAATTGGTGCAACACAATTTGGTAATTTAAAAGTTTGTTTGCCTGAAAATTCTCAAATAATATTAAGTCCAACTTACGTAATAACAACCTTAAGAAGTAAATTAAAAGAATATAATTCTAAAGATTATTTATTACTAACAGGAGATCCAGCTATTATTGGCGTAGCGTGTTCAATAGTTTCTGATATGACAAATGGAAAGTACAACTTATTAAAGTGGGATAAACAAGAAAGGAGATATTATCCAGTAGAAATAGACCTATATAATAAGGGTTGACATTAAAAAATAAAAG